ATATCAATGAACGTGAATACCAATGGGAAGCATCCGGCGACCCCGCCGATGGTGTGTGCCCATTTGTTATCCCTGACCAGTGGCTAGCCGCAATGGCCGTGCGTAAAGTTGTGGCATTGGCTACCGACGGCGCTTTGATCACCGGCAACCGCAATGCAGGCTTGGCGTCTCTCGCAGGGTCCATGCGTCGTAATGGCTTTTCCAACACCGAAATTCACGCAGCCATCAGCATAGTGAACGCCGAGCGGTGCGACATACCCTTGCCAGCCTCAGACATTAGACGTATTGCCGAGAGCATATCGCGCTATGAGCCAGAGCAAGACGTTGGCGCATCAGCTGCCCTTGGCGATGCAGCAGCAGAGACAATTTTAAAAGATCAGCCCAAGCACCCCTTGGCCGTCTTTGTTGACTATGACATGGGCAACATACCGGCACAAGAGTATGTATTGGACGGTTTAATTCAATCAGGCGTTGTATTGATCGCAGGCTCTGCCGGTGCGGGTAAAACCACTCAGTTAGTCCCGATTGCCACACGAGTTGCTCACCTTTGCGACCCCGCCGATACGCTTAAGCCTCTTTTGCGTCGCAAGATCATATGGGTATCTGAGGACCCTCGCCAAGTGCTGCGCATACTGCGATCAATGAAAGAGTCGAATCACCTAGGTGGCAAATCCGATGCCGAAGTGTCCGAGTGGTTCAAGATCGTATCAGCCGCCCGCCTGGCGCCCGAAATCGTGGCACAAGTCGCACCCATCTATGAGTCAATGGCTGTTGACAACACAAGCAACGATGGCGTGGTGTATGAGACAAATCCGTTAGTTGTGTTTGATACCACCAATTCAAGTTTTGATTTGGACAATGAGAGTGATAACTCAGAGGTGGGTAGAGCCATGGCCACACTCAAGAGTCGATTCCATAGTATGCCTTTGTGGTTAGTCGCACACTTGGCAAAGGCACTCAAACGTGCTGATGTGGCTGATTTTAGTGCCAGAGGGGCCGGTGCATGGGAAGCAGATGCCAACCAAGTACTTTACATAATAAAGGAAGATGATGGCAAACGATGGTTAGAAATTGAGTCGGCCAAGCACCGGTTTATGGCAAAAGCTGACGGGATTATGTTTGATGCTGCATACAACACAATCAGCACCCACGATATGCTGGGTAATCCGATAAAAGAAAGTCTCATACATGGGGTGCCACAAGTTATGAGCGCCAATGGGCGCGCAGATATAAAGAAACAAAAAGAGGTTGATCGCAAAGCTGGCGAAGATTTTGCCCGTACTCAAGCAGAAAACGCGCGCAAACAAATAGCGATCGACGCACTCAGACAGTTAAAGCATGGCGAGTATTTAACCAAAGACGAATTGTTTACCCGCATGAAAGGCGACAAGGCAAAGACCCTAGCACTCATTGATTTGATGATTCAGAACAATGAGATCGACGAGATGTTTAAGCCTTTCCCTAGTCATGTGGTGACTCGTCCAGGGCGGCATGGTTCGGGGTATATGTTGCCCAAAAACTATAAAGCGGAGTCCGATGGGGATTAATACCGCTAAATACCGCTAATTGTGCGGTATTAGGGTTTACCCTCAAAATATGCTCAATAAATGAGCAAAATTAGCGGTATTGGATTAGCGGTATTCCTAAAGGATACACCCCCAATACCGCTAATCCTAGGGGATTAGCAGTATTAGAGTATCGGTCGTCAATACTGCTAAATACCGCTAAATACCGCTAATACTGCTAATACTGCTAATCGGTAGATTCTAAATTATCTTTAGGCTCATTTGGGACTATGTCAGTAACATTATCCAACAATCTAGACTCAGCACTTCTTAGTGCTTCGTTAATTGATATCTGGGTATGAGTAACCGATACATCGATCTTGTCACCCCATTGTTTAGGACGCAATTTTGATGCGGTCCATTTACGGGCATCAATACGCAAGCGCTGACGGTTTACCCAGGCATTGATCAATTGAGGATCCAGATCGGCCGGTGGCATTTCGTCCGATAGGTCTACTAGTTCATCTGCAAGATAGTCGCCTCTCTCTGCTATCGCCTCCCTATACTTGGTTTGAAGATCAGGGTTATTGCGCAATTGATACATAGCAGTGGCATAAGACATCTTTGCTTCTCTAGTGGCACTCATTAAGCTTTTACCCTCAGTGATATGCTCTAGCATCTTTGGCCATACTTCACGAATCGTATAGTCAATGTTGTGGCTACCCAAGCGTCTTAGCTTGCCCTCATAGCTATGTTGATCATGTGCTGTTTTTGCCCTTTGCATAACCTTAATCCCTTAAAGTAATTGACATTTTAATTCAAGACGTTATAAACAATTTTAATAGAAATACACGTCAATGGTAAAGGGCAATAAAAAAAGCGCCTTAAAGGCGCTTAAAATCGATTCTAGGGGTATGTTTTTATATGTCGAAGATTATGATGATTGTGATCACTACAATGCCGGTGATTATGGGGATCATACTAGCCACCCCTCAATCTCGATTTTTAATTCTTTAAGCATTTCACTGTACTCGGGTTTATCTTTGTTTTTGCATAGAATGATGAGCAAGTGATACAGGATATCACCGTCTTTTAGAAGCTTAAGCCATTCATAGGCGTCCGATCCTCCACTGGCGATAGTCTTAATTACGTCGTTTACGTTGGCGTTTTTGAGTTCGTCAATGTAGGTGTAGTAGTGTTCATCGCCATGTACGTCGTCGTTGCGGCCAGGGAAAGTGTTGAAGTTCATAATATGCCCTTTATAGGTAGTTAGCTAGAATGAGCGCCATAGCGCCCAGGATTGCTGCTAGTACTGCGTGAAATTTATCTGACATGATTTAACCCTCCAAATCAAAATAAGAGTAAGTTCCGTCGTCTTCGCGTAGACGTACGAGATTTATAGCGCGATCGATGCTATTGGCCGTCGATTCATCAAGATACCCGCCGCCGTCTTCGGACCCTAGGTAATAGGCATTTTTTGGTATCTGATCGTATGCTGTATAAGTTTTCATTGTTTCACCTCCAATATGGTTTTTAATAGCCGGATAACTTTATCTGCGTCAAAGTCACTAGCATCTGGATCCTCTAGTAATTCGAGGGCGCGCTCGCAGCCGAGACGCATGGCCGCGTATTGTGCGAGTAGTTCAAGTAATTGGTTAGACATCATGCCGCCTTAATTATCCGGATAACTTTATTCATTTTGGCGCCATGCGCAGGGTATGCAATAACTTTGACTTTTTTGTCATAGCAGGCGCGACATCCCGAACACTTACCGGCATTCTCATAGGCGCGGCATAGTGTCATGCCTTTTTTGACGTCTTGTGGTGTAGGGATAATCACTGAGCCATGCAGTTTTTTAGTGTATTCGCCTGTCACGCTATCGCTAGAAAAGCGTACCGATACGTTAGGTAAAGCACTCATGGCCTGAAGCACTAAGGCAAACTTGGGGAATTTATGCATACGTGTGGGTAACCAGTGCTTTACCCATGGGGTGCGTTTCATAACTTCTAGCATTTTCTCGGCCAATCCTAGCGCGTACATGTCGCCACTATCAAACCATCGAAAGAATCTATCTTTGTTTAATTCTGCGACCATGTCGTCAACCCATTCGAGGCGCTGCCAGTCTTCTTTATTGTGGGCGCGTGGTGCCTTGACATTTGAGAATACATAATTGCCCGTTGTCGCATAGCAGCCCTTGCAGGCGTCAACTAACTCGCCAGGGCTAGCTATTGAACCAGGGCAAGTGTCTAACGCCTGAAGCGACCAGCTGCGAATGCCATCAAGTTTTGAAGTAACAGAGATTTTCATTTGTATTTCCTCGGTTTGATTAAATCAGAGTGAGTAGTAATTAATTGGAGTATATATCAGCCCATACTTTTGCTTCTTTCCTTGTCTTGCACGTTGCAATAATGCAATCATTAAAGTAAACAATCCATTCTATTAGTGGCGTTGTTCTATGGTTATAACTTTCCTTGCGTATGATCTTTACCATGTTGCCCTCATTTGTGTTTACAGGTTAGGTATAGATATATTACCACAAAAAAGCACAATGCAACAACAATCACCAAAATATATATTTATCGTTATTGCATAATCAATAGGCAAATGCTATTGCACTATGTTGCATCGCATCATATTGCAGTGCATCATTGTGCAGTGCATCATTGTGCAGTGCAATATCAAGCTAGACTTAGCTAGCATACTAAGCATAGTTTTACTCAGCTAGACTTAGCTAGCCAAACTAATCTTAGCGCTAGCGTGACGCAGTGCAGCATAGAATGTTGCAGCGCAGCAAGGTGGGGGGGGGGTAGGGCCCTGGGCTGGGGGTGTGTGTGTGCGCACAGTCTGAGAACAATTTATTTTTATTTATATTTTTTTTGTTATCATTCACAAATGCAAACAACTGTCTACTCCCCCACCGAAGAGATGACTCTAATGAGCCGTCTCTGGTCTCCCGCCATCAAGGATGACCCTCTAGCGTTTGTGCTGTTTACGTTTCCTTGGGGTCAAGCTGGTACGCCCTTGGCTAACTTCACGGGACCACGCAAATGGCAGAGGGAAGTCTTACAATCTCTTGCCCAACACATCAAGGCAAACAATGGCAAAATTGACTTTGATACGCTGCGCCTCGCCACGTCATCCGGTCGCGGTATTGGTAAGTCTGCGCTCGTCTCATGGCTCACCATCTGGATGCTCTCCACCCGAATCGGCTCGACCACTATTATCTCAGCCAACTCTGAGTCCCAACTAAGGTCGGTGACCTGGGCGGAGATCACTAAGTGGTTGGCGATGTCACTGAACTCGCACTGGTTTGAGGTAAGCGCCACCAGATTGATGCCGGCTAAGTGGATTACGGAGTTGGTCGAGCGGGACTTAAAAAAGGGTACGCGCTACTGGTCGGTCGAGGGTAGACTCTGGTCAGCAGAGAACCCAGACAGTTACGCCGGTGTCCACAACTATGATGGTGTGATGGTAATCTTTGATGAGGCATCTGGTATTGATGACTCGATCTGGGCAGTGACTTCTGGCTTCTTTACCGAGAACACGCCAAACCGCTTTTGGTTGGCGTTTTCTAACCCCAGGCGTAACACGGGCTACTTCTTTGAGTGCTTTAACTCTAAGCGCGACTTCTGGACGACCAAGATTGTAGATGCCCGCACGGTCGAGGGCACGGACAAGCAAGTCTATCAGCAGATTATTGAGGAATATGGCGCGGACTCGTCCCAAGCCGCGGTTGAAGTCTATGGCTCTTTCCCCTCGGCGGGGGATGATCAGTTTATATCCTCACTCATTGTCGATGAGGCGATGAAACGTGAGAAGTATAAAGATTCCAGCGCCCCCATTATTATTGGTGTGGACCCAGCGCGGTTCGGGAGTGACTCGACTGTCATTGCAATTCGCCAAGGGCGTGACATTATTGGTATTAAGCGGTTCAAGGGCGACGATACGATGACCGTGGTCGGTCATGTGATTGAGTGTATTGAGGAATATGAGCCTGCGATGGTCGTTATTGACGAGGGTGGTGTGGGCGGAGGGGTGGTCGACCGACTCAAAGAGCAGCGCTACAAGATTCGGGGGGTGAATTTTGGTAATAGGTCTAAAAACCCGATGATGTATGGCAACATGAGGGCGCAAATGTGGGGTGATATGCGTCAATGGTTGAAAACTGCGTCGATTCCTAGTGACAGATTACTCAAAACTGATTTAATATCACCTATAATGAAACCGGATTCCAAAGGAACGATCTTTTTGGAGTCTAAAAAGGATATGAGAGCTAGGGGTTTGGCCTCACCGGACGCAGCAGATGCGATATGTGTGACGTTTGCGTATCCAGTGGCGCATAGAGAGTCTACAGTAGTTAAGACAAGAAGTTACTCACAAAGTGGCATGGCCACCTCATGGATGGGCAGCTAACATGGCAAAAAAGAGCGTGTCATTATCAGTTGGTCGAGGCGAGAAACTACCCGCAAAGCAGGGCGCTGGACTGACTGCCAAAGGGCGTGAGAAGTATAATCGCGAGACTGGGTCAAACTTAAAAGCACCAGCACCAAACCCAAAGACTAAAGCCGATGCAGGACGCAAGGCGTCCTTTTGTGCAAGAATGGGTGCGGTTGCCGCTAACGCTAAAGACGGCGAACGTGCAAAAGCTTCTTTAAAACGATGGAAGTGTTAATCATGGCTAAACCTGGACTATACGCAAATATTCACGCTAAACGCGAGCGCATCAAAGAAGGTTCTGGTGAGCGCATGAATAAGGTCGGCAGCAAGAACGCCCCGACTGCCAAAGACTTTAAAGACTCAGCTAAGACGGCAAAGAAAAAATGATCCGACCAATTAATGACAATATCGTAGTCAAGCCTGACCCTTTTGTTCAAAGCGGCCTCATTATCGTACCTGAAGAAGATATGCGCACAGGTGTGGTGGTAGCCGTCGGTCCAGGTAAAAAAGGATCGAACCGACCGCTGATGGTATCGGTGGGCGACCACATCATGTATAGTGGCACTATTGATCAAGAATACGACGGTTTTCTTGTAATGAAGGACAAGGACGTCATAGGAACGGTATGAAAGATAAAGAAATCATCTCGGTTGCCAAAAGCCGCTTTACAATGGCCGTATCGGCGTATTCTGAGAGCCGAGAGGATGAACTGGATGACTTGCGCTTCTACGCTGCTAGCCCAGACAATCAATGGCAATGGCCAGCCGACGTACTCGCCACCCGTGGCTCCGTCCAAGGTCAAACCATCAACGCACGACCCTGTCTCACCATCAACAAACTCCCCCAGCACGTTCGACAAGTTACCAACGACCAACGCCAAAATCGACCAAGTGGGAAAGTGATTCCCG